TATCGACCGAATCGAACGTCTTGAAGTTGATAAAAAGAATGTAGCAACCGATATCAAGAGTGTCTATCTTGAAGCCCGGGCGGATGGATTTGATACAGAGGTAATGAGACAGGTAGTTCGTCTTCGAAAGATGGATAAGGATGTTCGAGAACAAGCTGATATAATGTTACAAACCTATTGGCAGATATGCCAGGACAGTTCAGGCGTCCTAGGAATTTCTTAGGAATGCTATAGGCATATAATAGAAAAAGGGGGGTCAAAAATCCCCCTTAAGTTTATTCGTGGTTCTTATTATTAGATAATTATCTCATGTGCAAACACGAGTTGAACCATCACTTTTATTTAGTATCCCATTTGATTAAGTCTCAATGATTTTGCATCGCCAGCAGTCGAAGATAAAACAACCGTTCTTGCTCTTTCAGATGTACTATTGTTTATCGTGGTTACAGTTGTTGTAGTTCCCTTAGAATCTCTTGTTACATTTCTCAATTCTGAGACTGTATCAGTATTCCTTTTTAATTCTGTTGTAGTTTTACTGACTTTATCATTGACCATTTCAGCACTTCTTTTTAATTCTGCTGTATTTTTATTGCCTTTATCATTGACCATTTTAGTATCTTCATTTTCATCTTCTCCCCACCAATCATTCCAACCTTTGGATATTTTATCTTCACCTTCACTCCATTCTTCTTCTATTTTATTCCAATTTTCATATAATCCATACCCTAGACCTGCGGCTCCACCAATCAAAGCTCCTGCAGGACCAAAAGCAGCTCCCATTGCTGCTCCTGTCAATGCAGAACTTCCAATATCAACTCCCAATTTTAAATCTTCATTTTCAACTCCAGGAATAACTTCTTGTTCCTGTGACCCAATATAATCTGATGCAAGATAAGACAGTCCACCTACTGCAGCACCTGCTAGACCTCCTTTTAACATTCTAGGAAGAAGTTTCGTTCCTCCTATTCCTGGAACTGCCGCTGGTATTTTTGCATTTTTCAATCCACCTAAACCTAATATATCAAGACCACCTATCTCTGAACCAGGTTCATTTGCTTTTGATAGTTTATCAGAAAATAAATTTAAAAAAGGTGCTTCTTCATTTAGTCTTCTGGCAAAATTTTTGTCAAATTCAGTTCCGAGTCTATCTAGATTGGATATTTTAAATTTATTTGCTGTTGTCTCATCGGATCCTTCTAATCTTTCAGCCCGATCTCTAAGATCAACTACCTGTCTTTCTTTTCCTTCTCTCGCAGCAAATTCTTCTTCTTTTTGTCTGAGTCGATCAATTTCTCTTTGTATAAATTCATCTTCAGTTTCATCTTCTCTTTTTTCGCTTTTTGTTATTTTTACTAATTCAGTGATATTCTTATCAATAGATTCCAATGATTTTTTCATATCATCATCAGATTCACTTTCAACTTTTATAGAGTCTGAACTTTCAGATCCAACATTTTTATCGAATAAATCATACTGCTTGGGGAGATTATTGGAAGCTTCAGCCTGTCTTTCTTTAGAAATGATTGAAGCCATTCTCATTAGATCAGATGTTTCATTATTATCGCTTTTTACTATTTCCGCATCTGACTTATCCGGACCAAAAAAGTTCTCTAAACTAAAAGTCTCTTCTTCAAATCTTTTTTTAAAATTTTCTACGGCTTGATTTCCTAGTCTTTTCAGATTTGATTGTCTAGTTTCTTTTGCATCTGCTCTTACATCTTTAGCAGGATCAAGTTTATTGGGATCTTCTTCTTTGGGTCTTTTTGCACCAACCAATATATCTTCAATTGGCATTCCCTGCCTCTGTTCTTCTTCTCTAATTCTTTGATTAAGAAGATCAGATGTAATTGCAGTTACTTCTTTATTATCAGTGATACTGATAAATTTAATGGGATCTTGAGGTCCTTGAACTGTTTTTTCAACCATTTACTTGATCTTTTTTCAACTTTGCGATTTCTTCAGCCAACATATTCTGCAATAAACCAACATATATGTCTCGTTCAAAAGGAAACATAGCTTCCACTTCAGTAATTGAATATTTATGATGCTGAGCCAAATTAAAAATCAAATAATAATAGTTCAATAAACTAGTATGACTCAGCCCTACTGAAAAAAACTTCGGTATCCTTCGAGAACTATTTTTCTGTCCTCGCCTTCTTTGTTTTGATATTCTATGGTATGTGACAGTTTAGGCATAGTTTTAATAAAAGTATTCATAATCTGATCGAACATTTTTGAGTTTAAGCTGTTTATAAAATCAACTCTTTCTTCAAATTTAAAATTACTGGCTTCGTATACCTCATCTTCTTCATATACTTTATCCAGACATTCAGCCAGATATTCAACATTTGTTGGACTTTGCATCTTGTTGATTCTTATGGCCATGTTAATAGATGGATATCTAAATTGAACAGTTATCTTGTCTGTTATCTTTATGATATTGCTATGATTAGAATCGACTTTTGGTTTTATCTCATCCAAATTAACATCAAATTCTCTTATGATATCGTCTTTTTTATCTTTATATTTTAGTGTAGTGATATTGCTGACCGACTTCGATCTAAGCTGCAGGAAAAAATACTCAATATCAAATACAGGAAGTTTATCAATATCAATATCACTTACACAGCAATTGTTGATTACTTGCTTTATGGCAGATAAAATATCTGCTGGTTCTTTGCTTTCTTCCGCAATCAAAAGAAGCTTTTCTTCTTTGACTGTAAATGGTCTAAATTTTACCGGAGTATCAATCGAGATTAATTTGATTTGAAACATAGGCGAATCAATTTTAGGCAATTTCATTTTTAAAACCTCATTTAACTAGATATCAATTCCTCTAACTGGAGATAGATTATAATTTGCTAATTGAAGATTATTGAAAGGATAATCCGTAGATTGATCGGGTGTGTCATCGTAGTGATAATTGTAATATAAAAATGCAGCAGGAATAAGGATCAAGTTGTTTCTAGAACCCCAGCTAAAGTTTATAGGACCAACACTATACGGAAAAGCTTCTTTGAATTTCCAAGAGGCTGTCTTTTTGCCCTTTTTCTTTCCATCAACTACATCATTATACTGATTCAAAACTATTTCAGTTGTATAATTGTCCCTGTATTCAATTAGATTCATCTCTCCACTTATTTTTGTTTCAAGCATATAATCCAACCAATTGTTAAATAATTTAAGAGCATTGGAATTTACATCACAATAAAAAGTTAAATCTAATGCAGAGTATTGCATTCCTGTTACGAACGATCTAGTAAGTCCCATACCTCCCGTTCGAACCATAGAAATTGATGCTTGTCTTGCAGGAAGATTTGATGCTACACATAAAAAGGTCATCAATCTCGATGATGCACTACCGCCCAAAAATTCTGGAAATGTAATATTGACATCAAAAAATGCCTCTCTTGCGAGTTGGCCTCCAATTTGCTTTTGAAACTCTCCAATATCAAATGCCATTTACTTTTTCCTTTTTTTATTTGATGTTGAAGTTGATCTATATGCTTTTTCTGATGACTCTCTCCAGACTTGATCATCAGGAGCTTTTTTGAATCTTTGTGTTGGTAAGAATAACGAAATATCCCATTCAGAGGGAGGAATATAAATCATTCTAGATTTTACTTGAGAAAACAAATATCTTTTAAAGCAAGGTGCAAATAATCTCATAGATGATGCTTGTTTTAAAATTGAGTATGAAATATTCAATTTAGTAGAATCATCATATTTTTTATTATTAATTGTTGTATACAATGCATCCATCAAATTGGCTCTGAGTCTGGGTGCTAGATAGTGTAAATTGATTCCATAGAATCCCGTTGAATCCGATCTCGTATGAAATATTAGTGGAAAAGCGTCCCAGTAGGGTAGATCGTCCTTTGTCTTGGCATCATAAACGTACATATACATTCTTCCAGGAAGAGGAATATCGGTTAATGTTGCTCCACTAAAAAGTCTATCTTGATTTACATTTGTATATTTTGCAGCCGACTTTCTAAACCAATCTCGGGCTTCTTGAGTTCTATTAGGAATTGTGCGCGTTTCTTCAGCCCTTTTGAGAATTGCACCATAAATGTACCTATCGGTTGTTGTGGACATTCTAAATTCCTAAATCCTTTTCTGTGACAATTTTGAATTGCCAACCCTTTTCCTTGCAAAATTCATCAGCAGCCAGCCATTTTGATTTATTTATCAAATAAGTACTAACTTCGGTCAGATATTTCTTGGTATTTTTATTTGTACTTGTTGGTACAGGAACCTTGGTTTGCTGGCTAGGTTTAATTTCAATTACAAATTTATCTCCATTCACATTCTCAACATATACATCCGGAAAATATCGGTGCTTCTTTTTGTCTATTGGATTCATATACGGTATTGAAAACTCTTCGGATGCCCATCTAGTAACGCCCGGATCAGTGTCCAATCGATAAAAAAGTCTTTGTTCCCAATTACTCCTATAAATAATATTATTAGGATCTCCGATATATTTCTCGGGATTTTTGGGTATGTATCTTCCTTTATAGGTTTTGAACATCTTTGTCTGATTTTAAATAAATAGGATACTAATATTTAGGCATAAAATGACAGATAGCAATCCAGAAAAAGCCAGAAATAGAATACTGAAGAGAGCAGGATTTACATTTCCTAGAGATTTGTCTCGACAATCAGTATATTTTACTATCAATACTAGAACATACGAGGCTCTAACAACAAAGGGCATAGAAAAGGCTCAAAATAAATTAGGCATTTCAGCTATTAGCACAAATGTATCAGATAATTATTACCATCTTCCATTACCACTCGGTGGATTAAATGAAAGATTTGGAATAGAATATGATAATATGGCTCTAGGTGCTATTGGCGGAACGGCTGCTTCAGTAAAAGAAGTTTTTGAAAATCCAGAAAATATCGTAGGAAATGTATTAGCAGGCGCTCAAGTATTTGCAACTACTGTTGCTAGATCAGCAGGAGCGGCTGCCGGCGATCTGGTAGGAAGAGGAGATCAAGTTAGAGCATTAAGTGAGTTAGGAATCGGAGCAGCCGCAAATCCAAATATAGCTGTACTATTCAAGGGAGTTTCAATTAGAGAACATACTTTTTCTTGGAGATTTATTCCTAGAAGTATAGAAGAATCTTTAACTTTGAAAACAATGTTAGCCCAACTCAAAAGAGATTCTCTTCCTAAAAAAGCAATAAATGGAGCAAGTAACTTCCTTCTTGCATATCCTGATATTGCATATGTCTTTATTAAAGGTCCATCTTCTCCTATTATTACATTTAATCCAAATGGAAATTTCATAACCAATATAGACATTACATATAATGGAGATAATAATGCATTCTTCAAAGATACAAATGAGCCTGTTGATATTGGTCTGAGAATAACCTTTAGAGAAAGATCAATTCTTACATCTGAAGATATCGACAAAACTCCCTTCGAAGCTGGATATGGATACGAAAAATGACAGTAAATTATTTTTCAAATTTTCCAAAAATAAAATACTTCAATGTATTATCGACCAATATAACTTTGCGTGCAGCATTTATCGATAAGTTGAAACTAAATGCATCTGTTTATTATCCATATGTTATTCGAGAAGGAGAAACTCCTGATGGAATTGCAACTTGGTATTATGGAAATCCTGGATATGATTGGCTCATATTATTAGCTAATAATATAATAGATCCCTATTCTCAATGGCCAAAAACATACATTCAATTTGAAAAATATATTCTCAAGAAATATGGCACGATAGAAGCAGCAAAAGCAAAAATTGAATTTTATAGAAAGAATCCAGATGTATCATATGTTAATATAGATGGATCAGGATTTACAACAAGTCCATCAAATTCTGGTGAAAGAACTTTAACGAATGAAGATATCAGAATAACTGTTGAATCATATGCACTAATCAATGATCAGATAAATTATTATCCTGTTTATTCGTATGATTATGAAGTTGAATTGAATGAGCAAAAAAGAAACATATCTTTGATCGATAATAAATTGAAGAATGTAGTTGCTACAGAATTAGGTGCATTATTAAATGGCTGATATTTTTGAAACTGGTAGACTTCGAGAATTTAGAGTTATTCTTAAGAATGCGGATGGAAGCAGGGCTATAGGAATAACAAATCTTATCATGCAGATGTCAATAACTGAAGATATTTTTAAAAATACTTTGTATGGATCAATTAGAATTAGAGATGCTATAAATCTTCTGGGCGGAAGAGTGAGCAATTTTCCTATTCTAGGAGAAGAATTTATTGAAATTGATTATACTGTAGATTGGATTCCTGAACCTATAAGTGTCTCACTTAGATTTGCTGTTTTTGGAATAAGTTCCATTGAGTATTATGATAACAATACAAAAAAAGAATATACCCTGAATATTTGCAGTGAAGAAAATCTATTTGATGCAACAACTTTAGTGATGAAAGGATATTCAGGGCTTAATAGCGATAATGTAAAAAGCATCTTAGAAGATTATCTTTTCATAAATCAAAAAGACATTCAGAACAAAGGTAAGAGAATTAAAAAAATAGATAAGCTTCAAGAGACAAAAGGAATACAGAACGTTTGTATTCCCAGATTGCCTCCTATCGAAGCAGCGCATTTTTTAGCAAGAAGATCGATTGCAGATAGTACATTCAAATCTGGAACTTATTTGTTTTTTGAAAACTTTAATGGATTTAATTTCTGTGATATAGAATATCTTATAGCCGCAGGAATAGAAAAAGCCAAAGATGAAGGTGCATTGGATGATAGTGAAGATGCTATCAGCGATTTTAAATATGTTTATGAAAATCCTATGATCTCTATCAAGAATCAAATTAACCTGAGAGAAAAACAAACCATAATCAATATGTATCATAGAAGCTTCTTTGATACATTAGAAAAACTAAAACAAGGAATGTTTGAATCTAATATCTTAGTATACGATTATGTCAATAAGAAAACCATCTCGAATAGATTTCGCTTTTTAAATAATACAGATAAAACTAATAATGATTCAATGACTCTAGGCGGCAAAAACGACCAGTCATTTCCTGAAAATAGTGTTACATTCATGAATAAAGTTGTTTCTAAACTTGAAGACAATTCAGATGCAAAATACAATAAATTTTTCTTTATTCCAAAAGATAACTCATCGACAACTAACGATACCTATCTAGAACAAATTTATCCAGCAAGAGCATCATATCTAACAAGACTTGCTCAAAATATGTTTACGATAGACACATTTGGAAATCCTAGAATAAATGCCGGAGATGTAATTTATATCAATATACCTTCGGGAGAAGGCAGAGAACCAGAAAGCTATCCTGATAATAGATTTATATCTGGCTTTTATCTAGTATGCACTATAAATCACATTTTTACTCAAACAACATATCAAGCAAAAATGGACATATATAAAAATGCATTCAGTGAAAAAGTAGAATCTACTGATGAAGCTAAAAATACAAAAGTAACTGGAAATGATAATAATGCTTTGAGTAATCAATATTTCAGAGAGCCAGTTGATTTACTGGATGACATTATTCCCGATCAAGGCTCTCTCAATAATTTCTTAAATAGGTTTCTTAAATAATGTCTGATGCTCCACATACTCCGCATATTTTCGGATTAGATAAAGTCGTTTTATTTTTCGGAATCGTAGAAGATAGAAATGATCCATTAAAATTAGGTAGATGTAAAATAAGAATATTTGGAGTTCATCCTGAAGATCAACCCCTTGTAACAACAGATCAATTGCCTTGGGCATATCCTATATTGTCTATAACCGGTAATCCAGCAACATTGGGAATGGGATATGCTCCTGTTGGTCCAACTGTTGGTACTCATGTTGTTGGTTTTTTTGCTGATGGAATTGATAGACAGCAACCTTTCTTTTTTGGAGTTCTTCCTGGTTACGGAGGACATTTCACATACGGAGTAAATCAAACTACTCCAGAACCAGGAAGCGATGGTATATCTGCATATGGTCCTCAAGGAACAGGACAACTTTCTGGACCTATAAATGGACTGGAAAAAGGAAGCAAAGATTCAACTACTAGAGCCGCAGGTATTGCTGCTATTATCCGACAGAGATTTCCTTATCTTAAAGACTTTCAGGCATCAGCAATGGTAGGAAATCTTTGGTACGAATCGGATGGATTTCAAGCAGTAAGAGAATACGGAAAAGGATCAGGTCCTGCTAATGTGCCTCCACCCAAAGGAACAAAAAATACTGGATATGGATGGGCACAATGGACAAATGCAAGATTGGATTTTTTCTTGGATTATTGTAAGACAAATAATTTTGAACCAGATAGTGATCAGGCTCAATTAGGATATTTCTTACTTGAATTGTCCGGCGGAGTTCAAGGAGTAAATCTCAAAAAAATGCTTAATGCATATAAAGCCGGAGGAATGCATTCAGCTCCATCTCTTCCTGTAGGTCCACATAATCTTGATACGATTGAAGGTTCAACTGGATATTTTATGGGATATTACGAAAGACCCAAGAGCGATTCATCATTACCACAAAGAATCCAATATGCAAAAATAGCATTAGCCGCATTAAATAAAGCCGGAGTTCCTGTTAGATCATCAGCACAAACGCAAGGAAAATAAATTATGGCAAATCTAAGAACACTATCTCTTAGTATAAAAAGCGGAAAGTTTCTTGTAGGAGAAAAAGTAACAACAGGAAAAGCCACAACTACAGTTACTGCTGTTGATGTTGATGCACAGACTGTTACTGTTGAAAATCCAGTTAAGGGCCTATTTGAACTAGGAAGTCCAATTATCGGCCTAAAATCCCAAGCAGTTGGAGTTATTCTGAATAATGAAATGTTCGATGAGATTATCGATTCGACAACTGATACACTGAATACATTGACTTCAAGTGTTGCTGATCTTCAATCTGCATTGGGTAATGCAGCACAAGATTTAATTTCAAATTTAACATCTCAAATTCCAACTAATATTTCTTTGCAAGTTCTCACTGTAAATTATACATCGGGAACAGAATTTATTGCTGGTGAAAAAGTAACAACAGGATCAGTGCTATCAGTTATTCAAAGCGTAAATATAAAAGGCAAAACGATTACTGTTATTCCTCCCGTATCCGGAACATTTCAAGTTGATGATATCATAACAGGACTACAATCAGCAACAGTAGCAAAAATTACTAATATTGCAGAATCAGATACCTTTGATTTGTTCAATCTTTTTGGCGGTGAATTGCCTGCTGATTTTTCATTAACTGATTTTGTATCTGGAATTGGTGTCGATCCTAATTTAAATTTATTCTCTACAAATGATATCATTCCCGATCTTGCTTCTACATTTTCAGTTTTAGATAAAGATGTGGTATCTGATCCTTCAACTGTAGTAGATGAAAGTATCAATGCTATTCGAGATAATCCTCTAAATCCTGGAACAACTGGATTATCTTCTCCTAATGATAGACACAGAACAAATATAGCAAATGAACCAACCGATAAATTTGAAGCTGAATATCCTTATAATAAAAGTTATAGATCAGAAGGCGGACATCTTATAGAAATTGATGATACTCCAGGAAAAGAAAGATTGCTCAATGAGCATATTTCTGGAACTTATACTGAAATGAAGTCTGATGGAAACTTTGTAACTAAAGTAACAAAGGATAACTATACAGTTATTTGTGGAGATGGATATGTTACCGTTGAAGGAAAAGCATCAGTATATGTTACTGGAGATTGTGTTCTTAAAGTAGGTGGAGTTTTAACAGTATCATCTGATACTGGAATAAATTTTGTCACTAAAGGTGATTTTAGATTAAAAGCAAATTCGATTAATATGGAATCAACATCAGGCAATATATCAGCTAAATCGGCTGCTGATGTTCTTTTAACTGCAACTGAAAGTACGAATATCAAATCAAAAAAGAATCTGGTAGAAAGTGCAGAGATAACTTCATTTACTACGGGTGAGCAATTCGTCGTTGATTCAAATAAGATATTTCAAAATTCAAAGACTGATATTACCTTGCAATCAAAAGAAAAAACTAATATCAATTCAACTGGAGATTTTAATCTAGCAAGCAATAATTCAGTCTTCATTCAATCAGCCAAGAAAACAAATATCAAAAGTGGAGAAGAAACTTCTATCGGTTCAGGCGCAACAGTAAATATCAAGAGCGCACAAGATACTATCATATCTGCTCCTGCACTTGAAGTTGATGCCACTTTAAATGTTAAATCAGCAACAAATCTAAAAGCAACTGGAACTGATTCTAGAGGAGATAGTCATGATCTACCGATAAATGGTCAAGGAGCAGATGCAGCTAAGGAAGCTGCTGCTGCTACTCCAGGAACCGCAGAAGATCCTGTCTTGCCTGCAGATTCAAAAGGGTCTGGAATAACGTTTATTGAAGATCCCGAAAAAATATTAATGGCAGTTGATGATGATCCAGAACTTGCTTTACTTGCAATCAAAGATGGATTAGATAAAGGTACAATTAATAAAAAAGAATTTGATGAAAAGCCTCCCTCAGGAGGAACAAGCGATACGGCTGCACCCTCTGGGAATAGAGAATCTGTTTTAGATGCACCGACACTAAAAGATATTGGAACTAGTCCACCAGACAATCTAAGACTATCGACTAATTTTACATTGGGTCAAGTATCTAAATTTGCTGTTGCAACTCCATGCGCTGTTAGGGCTCAAGAAGGACTGACAGTTGACCAAATAGTCCAGAATTTACAATTATTATCTCAGAACTGTCTTGAAAAAATAAAAACAAAATATCCTAATATGATTGTTACATCTGGATTCAGAAGTAAAGCTTCAAATTCAAAAAGCGGATCAAAAACATCTCAGCACCTGACGGGTCAAGCAGTTGATATGCAATTCACTGGAGCAAAAAAGAGTGATTATTTTATCATAGCCCAGTGGATTAAAGATAATGTTCCTTATGACCAACTTTTATTAGAATATAAATCGACAGGAACAAAGTTGCCCTGGATCCATATCTCGTTTAGGGGTAGGACAAATAGAAATCAAATTAAAACAATGTGGAATCACTCTACCTACAGACCCGGACTTCATGATTTAAGCGATAGAAAATAACTCTTGACAATATTTTCAATATGGTTATAATCAACTGTGTTGTGAATAGGAGATATTAATGGAATTGTTGATTTCTGGTTCAATTCGTCCTTCATTAGAAAGAAAGATTGTTGCTGCATCTCATTTCTATGCCAATATTCTTATGAACAAGAGAATGGTTAAGAACCTGATTGTTGATATCGAAATTGTTCGAGAAATGGAAGACAATCTGGGTGAATGTTTTCCTGAAGATGAATGCAAAAATCCTAGATATTTCACTATTAGGCTTCTTAAAAGAAACGATGATTGTATGCTTAAAGCATTAGCACATGAATTTGTTCATCTTAAACAATACGCTAAAAATCAATTGAGTTATAAATTCAAAAGTGCAAAGAAGCTTAATCCTAAGTTAGACTTTGTATGGATGGGCAAATTCTGGAAGCCCAAGAAAAACGAGCATATTTATTGGGACAGTCCCTGGGAACTCGAAGCATATGCTAAAGAACCTGGTCTATTCTACAAATTTGTCAGTGCAAATAGTCGTTAATCTTATAAAAACCGCAGAAATCCGCGAAAAAATAATGGTTGACTGGATTTATTTTTCAAAGTAAGATAAGCCATAACGTTGAGAAAGGAAGTTGTCATGAAGGTAGTCATTAACACCCAATACCGCGAGAACTACGGCGAGCCGGGTTTGCCGCACTGGAAGTTCAAGGGCGGTGACGTGTACGTCATCCCAAATACCGCCTCGCTCAGCCGCGAGGAACGCGAGGAACTGCGGAATCTGATTGAATACTCGAATGAGATGTCCGAGATGTACATCTCCTCGACGCATGTTGTCGGCGACGATCAGGTCGTCTGCGACGAATGGGAAGCGCCCATCGTTCTGGATTACTCTCTGCGCGAGGGCATCTGGACCGCCTCTGTCGTTCACAAGAACGATGGTCAGTTTGTTGATGGAATTGAGTCCAAGTCCGAAACCTGGACATTGCTTCCGGAAGGCAAGCGGCAGGACTATACTGCCGTCTATACGGTGGCTGGTGGTCAGGTTCTGAACGAAGATGGCCTGATTGAAATGCTCAAGCTGAAGAAGGGTTAAGCCATATGACTACGCAGATTCATATCATGACCCTGAATAATCTGAAGGCTGCTATCCTGAAAGCAGATAAGGTTTACTGCCAGCCGCGATTTGGCAGCGTTGAGGACTGGATCAAGATTTCCAAGAAGGAAGCCTTGGAATATGTCGATGGTCTCGTCGCTTCTGTTTCTGGTTCCGAAGAAGCAACTCCCGACCACTTCGAGATGTTCGCGGGATCGTTCGGTACCATTGAAGTTGATGATCGCACTGGTAAGAAGTCTGTTTATCTGGGTTAAGGAGATTTGATATGACTTTTGAATATCGCAAGCATCCTATGAAGCGCAGCGAAGGCCAGTATCACGGAGAATATCGCGGTATTAAGTTCAGGGTCTTCATGCATGTCGAGTCTGTTGACTGGAACAATAGCGCCAAGTTCAACCACTGGAAAGCATATGTTTACTATCCGGATTCTCGTGATGGTCTTCATGATGGCAATACCGAGAAGCGGGCAGCGGTTCATGATGCCCTTCGGAGCATTGATCGGTATCTTGATAATTCTGTGGAGGTTTAAATGAGAAAGTACATTCGTGATGGTAAGGTTGCGGTTCTGATTAGCCCCGGCTTTGGGGCAGGTTGGTCAACTTGGAATCCGGATTATCCTGGAATGCTTTTTGATCCTGTTATTGTTGAGATGCTTCTCAATGCTAAGGAGGAGGAGAAGGCATTTGTTGCCGGCCAAATCGAGGCTCATGTCGATATCAACTATCCTGATGCCTCTATCAGTGGTCTGGAGAACCTTGAGGTTCAGTGGGTTCCGATCGGGACCGAGTTCGTCGTGGGCGAGTATGACGGAAGCGAGAGCCTCCGGACCATGGATAGCTTTGCTTGGATCAAGGCTTAAAGCGGCTGGAGGGGCAGAAATGCCCTAGGAGCGGGGAAAGTACGGGTCTAGACTAGACCTGCCGCCGCCCGCTCCGAGGGGTTCAAAAAAGCGCAGAAATCCGCGAAAAAATAGTGCTTGACTGGATTTATATTTCAAAGTAAGATAAGCCATAACGTTGAGAGAAAGTTTAACGAAATGTATAACTTTATTTCGAAGAAGCCGTACTCGGGTGAAAATATTTCGATCCTGGAAGCAGCCGCGGAAGAAAATGAGTTTGCTTCGGAGTACTTCCTGACTTACCGTCAGGCTCAGTTTGTCGGTCTTCAGGTTCGCAAGGGCGAGTCTGGGTTCCGTATCCAGCGCGTGGTCCAGGTCGAGGAGTTTGACAAGAAGACGGGTACCAAGCGGAAGCGCAAGACTCTTAAGTATTACACCGTCTTCAATGTCGAGCAGTGCGAGAAGATTGAAGTTACTGTGACTCAAGCTGCCGCCTAAAATAGTTCTTGATTTAATTTGAAATTCGCGTTAGAATTGGTTGTAAGATTGAGAAAGGGAAACGAAATGGAAATGGTCCAAATTCAGCAGAAGTCTCTGAATGGCTACTCGTGGTTCGTGGCTGGACTCTGTAAAAATCTGGACGAAGCCCATGATACCGTCGAGGCGATGCTCAAGGCTTATAAGAAGGATGCTCCCTGGATTGAACTTCGAGTGGTTGCGCCAGGAGTACCTTCTTATATCACCCTCGGTAACTCGGTGTGGAATGATCATCTGAAGATTCGCGAACTCCAGCTGAAATATTGCTCTAACAAGGGAGAATAAACATGAATAATTCTAGTCCTCAGGCATGGGCAGGTCTTGGCGATAAGGGTCCGCAGATTTATGCGGCGGCAAAGTTTCTTAAGAAAAAGATTCCTTGTTATAAGCGAATGGAACTTGATGATATCGCTTCAGATATTATCAACATTGCCTGTGAATACAAGCATAAGAATATTCCCTTCGTCGCGGCTCGTGGGTTCGTGCTTACGTACTACACGAACACCATCGGCGAGAAAGATGTAAAAATTTCCATCGATACCGTTGCCCTTTAATGGAGAATAATATGAAGACCGCTTATGTTGCCCGTAATCATAATACTCGCCTGATTGCTTGGCATGTTGATCTAGGCAATCTCATGGAAGAGGTTATGTTCTACGAAGAGCAAACTGGCAATCGCTGCTCGGTTGTGCTTGAGACGTTTGAGAATGAACCAGTTGATCGGAGGTACTAATATGAAAGCAGATTATGTAACATTAGCCGCCCACAGCATGGCGAACGGCACTTCCTTTCAGGGAACAATCGCAACAACATATGATAAGCTGGTCCAAACTTTTGGCGAACCCAACGGTGGTCCTGGAGATAAGACCAACTCGGAATGGATTCTGAAGTTTCCAGATGGTACTATCGCTACCATTTATGACTGGAAGCTTTCTCAAACTCCGAAGGATCTGTATGACTGGCATATCGGCGGTCATAGCAAGAAGGCTGTCGGCGCCGTCTATGCTGCTATGTAAATAGGTATTGACTTATATTTGAGATTAACTATAATAGGAGTATGAAAATGACTGCTTCGAAGGAAATCTGGAAAGCCCTATACATTTGGGGGTCTTTCTATTTTGGAGTGGCTATTACTGTTGGTATTCTTACTTATCTTGGTCATCTGTAAGGAGATAAAATATGACACGTTTTGATATTTTGAATATTATTCAGAACTTGCAAGAAGAGGCTGTTGCGCGTTATGGTTCTGGATGCGGACATGCTTGGTCGTCGGGATATCTCGGCGCTTTGTTTGCCGATGCTTTGTCTCATTATGTTTCAGAATCTGATCGAAATGCTGTCGTTCGACTCATTTCAGAACACACTGATCAAATGATCGCAGAAAGAACTTTCAATCAAACTCCTGCTTAAGAAAGTCTAATTAGGATTTTTGTTATGTCTTCCGATAAAGTTTTTGTTACTACTATTATTGCATTGATTGCAGTATCAGCTAATGTGTTTTTTCGAGAACCTATTTTTAATTTTAATATTCAGACTACTTTGCAGTTTGATATTTTTACCGTTGTGTTTGCGTATGTGCTTGGATTTTTGATGGCAACACTTTCTCGAAAGAAAGAAGATAAGGTAAATTCAAATGAACACCAGCGATAATATTTTATTTTTCTTTTTGATTGCTCTTTCTGTTTTGTACGTTTGTTTTTCATCGGGAGTTGTTGTATGAACATTCTTTCAGAATTGTTTAATGGTCTTCTTGCTTTTGGCTTTTTGATCATGTGGGCATATTGTTAAATATTGAAAGAGGGAAACTTATTCCCTCTTTTTTATTATGCCAAGTTAAAAAGCATTAATAATTTTGTGCTTGTTAATATTTTGATGTTCGTCTATGCTGATGAGATGTTAGGGAGAATAATCAATGCGATCAACTAAAATCTTAGAGAAGCAATTCTATGGCGAAGAACCTATTTTTAAAGGTTCTGTTACCGGTCTTCAGCTATCTCAGGCACTGAATTGGTACAACTATATGGGCGATTCGGACAAGGGACGCACATGGTTAATCGAATATCTTAAGAAAAATAACTATCCGGTATGTACAATTAACCAAATCAAAGAAGTTAACAATCTTAATCCCACCGACTGCTGGCTGGCTAGGATGATGTCCAATGGCACTATCCTACCTGCCGAAGCCATGGACCGCTTCCACAAGCGACTGGAAGCGGCTGTGAAGCCCAAAGTAGTCGAGTCTACCCGTCTGCCCACTATCTCCGTCCAGGAACGGGTAAAAAGGATTAACAATTCGTTAATAACCGCTATTGAGGGGTTTCTGGACGACAGCCCTAAGTTTAGTCTTTATGACCTTCTGGTAGAGCGGCAGGCGTCGGTCCAAGCGGTGGAAGCGGTCAAGAAGTACTATGCCCCCCACCTCGAGGAAGTAACGTCTGGAGACCCGCAGGTAGCGGAAGCCTACGGGTCTAGGCTGACAAAGTGGAAACGTATCTATTCCCAGATGATCGTTGACTGTGACAAATATGTCACTGTGAATAAACCAGCGGTAAAGACCAAGGTTCGGAAACCTAGAAAGCTTAAGGTCAAGAGTCCTGCTGATCTTGTCAAGAAGCTTAAGTATCTGGATAAGGATACCAGCCTGAATGTGGCATCTATCGATCCACAGAAGATCATAGGAGCCACTCAACTTTGGGTATTCAATACCAAGTATCGAATGTTGGGTGTTTACAATACCACTTCAGCCAAGGGCTTCTCAGTCAAGGGTACAACGATCCTCAACTTCGATCCTGAAAAGTCAGTAGCCCGTAAGCTTAGAAAGCCTCAGGAACAACTAAAGTCATTTGCCTCTCAGGGTAAAGTTGGTCTCAGGACCTTCCTTACAAATATCAAGGCAAAAGATTCCAAGTTGACGGGAAGAATTAATGGTGATACTATCCTTCTGAAGGTATTCTAAATATCAATGTCTCTTTTGGAAAGGAAGATAAGCCATGAAAGTGAAGACGAACACGGGCGAAGAAATCGAAATTAAATTTGAAAAATCTTTTTTCGATTCCTTTGAGGGCACAGATGCCGAACTCCAAGAAGTTATGCAAAAAGTAATTGATATGGTAAAGAATGAGACCCTAGCTGAATCTTCAGAGTCTGTTGATATTGATGATTTGCCAGATGATGAACAAGAAGCACTAGCATCTTCTCTTTTCAATATCAAGGATAAGCTCCAATGACAGATGAGACGCATACATTAGATAATGTTATCAGTCTCTCTGAATTTAGAAATAAAAAACTCGAAAAAGAAAAATTAAAGCAATTGATGGAAGAAGAGGACGACGGGTTCATTGAACTTGATCCTACGTCCTTGGATTCCATCAATGAAGTTTGTGCTGATACTATGAATGAACTATTCGCTTTTATGGAATTGAATTATGACCTTGAGTTGCCTAATAGCGATAATACCGTCGAGTTGATTTTATTTCTAGAATCATATAAAAGCCTCGTGCTTAAAGCAGTGGATAAATGGCATCCATTTCAAGATTTAGCCTCTAAAATTTTTAGTGGAGTGAAACTTGAAGAAGACGAGACTGGTTCTGGATACAAATATGTTTTTGAAAATATAGAAAAAAATTGACATTATATACCATCTCTTTATAATGGTATTCGTCGTTATGGAATATAAAAATGATTTTGATTGATCTCAGTCAGTTTCTTATCAGTTCTGTTTTTGCCCAGATGAAGCCTGGTTCATATAATTATGAACTGGATGAAAATCTTCTCAGGCATATTTTTCTTAATTCAATTCGGACAGTAAAAAACAAGCATAAAAATTATGGTGAAATTGTCATTGCTTGTGATGATAAAGATTACTGGCGAAAAACTACCTTTCCTTATTATAAGGCGATGAGAAGGAAGGCTCGTGATGAATCGAGTCTTGATTGGAACACGATTTTCGAGTCTCTGCACAAGTTTAAAAACGAACTTCGAGAATACTTTCCTTATAAGGTAATTCAAGTACCTCATGTCGAGGCTGATGATATCATCGCAGTTTTATGCAATCAATTTCAATCTCAGCCTATTATGATTGTATCCAGTGATAAGGATTATATGCAGCTACAGAAGTTTCCTTTTGTAATGCAGTATAATCCTATTACCAAGAAAGAAATGGTCTGTTCAAACCCTGAAAAATTTTTATTCGAACACATTATTAAGGGAGATCCTGGAGATGGCATTCCTAATTGTCTTTCTCCTGATAATACTTTTGTTATGGGACTTAGGCAGAAGCCAATCACTGAAAAAAGAATGAATGAGATTTATAAGAATCAAGCCAATCTTGATGAGAATACAAAGCGCAACTACCTCAGAAACAAATCAATGATTGATTTTGATGAGATACCAAAGCACATTCAGGCTCAGATTTTGGATGAGTTTGATAATCAGAAATTTGGTGATAGGAAAAGACTGTTCAATTATTTTATTGAATACAAGCTTAAGAACCTAATGGAAAATATTAGTGATTTTTGATTTGCTATATAATGTATACAATGATATTGTACATCTTAACCAAGCGAGTGGGCCATAATGATTAGAGGTATAGCGGAGATTCTCAGTGAAATTTCCAAAATTAAAAATTTCGAACAGCAAAAAGCAGCTCTAGCTAGTTGCAAAAATAATACAGCACTCATGCAACTTCTTCATGCAACATTTCATCCAGATGTAAAATTCCTTCTTCCGGAAGGAAGACCTCCCTTCAAGCCAACTGAGAAGAGTATGGATCTTCAGGCATCTCTGTATCGTGAGTCCAGAAAAATGCATTATTTTATTGAGGGTCTTTCTCCTCCTCTCCCTCAATTAAAAAGAGAAACTCTTTTTGTTCAGTTGCTCGAAGTTCTGGATCCAGATGATGTAAATCTTGTTCTTGGAATGAAAGACAAAACAATGATTTATCCTGGTATTACATATGATCTTGTATATCAAACATTTCCTGGAATGCTTCCTGATCCCAATGCAATAAAAAATGTTGTGGAGGATAGGAAGCTAAAAAACCAAAGAGGGCGAAAAGCCGTCCCTTGTCCTCATGGTTGCAAATCATCAAACGAGGATGGCCTTTTCGCCATAAACACAATAGGCATACACATGAAGAAAGTTCATGGCTTGTCAAATGAAGGAGTAGAAATTAAGTAAATGTCTTACAATCGTGCCAAATTTAAAAAGAAGAACAATCAACCCAAGACAAATCGATTTTATGATGATGAAGAAGATGCATTTAGAAATGCTAGAGCAATTGAAAAGCGCCAGATGCATCTGAGAGACAAGCGAATACAAAATGCCCTTCGTTCAAAAGATATTTCTGCTTTATATGAAGAAGATGAACTAGATTACTAAGAGGAAAATGAAATGAAGATTGGATTTACATGCGGTGCTTTTGATTTATTACACGCGGGACACGTTTTGATGTTGACTGAAGCACGCGAGCAGTGCGATTGGTTGATCGTAGGTCTGCATACTGATCCTACTATTGATAGGTCAGAAAAGAATAAGCCTGTCCAGAGTGTTCTTGAACGTTATATTCAGCTAAAGGCTTTGAAGGTTGTCGATGAAATTATTCCGTATGATACTGAGAAGGATCTTCTAGCTATCCTGAACAACTTCAATATCAATGTTCGGATTATCGGTGAAGATTATATCGGTAAGGATTTTACTGGTAAGGACCTACCGATTGAGACTTATTTCAATAAGCGCAAGCATAGCTTCAGTTCAACTGAGTTAAGGAATAGGATCTCACATAAAAATGCAGTCGAGGGACAATTTAGGCTTGCTGAAAAAATTAATGTGCCTGACTATTCCAAGTCCACTATTATTGATGTCCGTGGTCAAGGTTCTCTAGAAGATGCCTATCAGAAAAAGCTTTAACTAAATATAGAA